GCCGCCGGAGCGCATGGAGCAGATGTACATCGAGGCGAAGAAGGTCTACCGGACGCTGGACGACTGATGAACTTCACCGAAAGGAGGCAAAAGCCTCCGAAAACACGGGTTTCGCTGCGCCGATGGTGAAGTAGATGGCGAGGCTTGACAAGCAGGAGCGTGCCCGGCGTGCAGCCATCATTGCCTGGAGCTCACTGGAACAGGACGAGAAGGAGCCGCCGGCCGCAGGGGAGCCGCACGACTACCAGATACCGCCGGAAGACCTGAATCCGGACGACCGCGACTGGGCCATCTGGCTGCTCGAGGGAGGCCGTGGTGCTGGGAAGACCTGGACCGGCTCACGGTACTGCCTGAGGTATCTGCGGGAGATGGGGCCAGCGGCGCGAATCTACATTGGGGCGCCGACGAGGGACGATGCGCGGGACATCTGCGCTGAGGGTCCGTCCGGGCTCATAACGGCTGCGCCCAGCGAGTTTGAGTGGCACCGCTCAGACCGGCAGGCGTTCCACAAGGGAGGCGGCTACGTGCGCTTCCTGGGCTCTGAGGAACCGGATAGGTGGAACGGACCGGGGTTTGGGCTCCTGTGGGCCGACGAGCTGTCGCTGTGGAGCAATGCCAAGGGAACACACGGCGGCACCAGCTGGGAGATGGCGCAGTTCTGCCTCAGAGAGGGCGACTGGCCGCGGGCCGTGGTGACAACGACACCGAAGCGCTCGGCGCTCATCAAGCAGATCAAGGGCTACGACACCACTAGGGCCGTCCATGCCACCACGTATGACAACACCAAGCTCCCGCCGGCGAGGATAGCCCAGTGGGAGGCCATGTTCGGCAAGGACACCCGCCTTGCGAGGATGGAGATGCTCGCGATGGACCCTCCGGCCGTGGAGGGCGCCATGTGGGAATACGACTGGATCGACACCTACCGGCGCAGCATTCCCGTGGAGGATCTCCTGCCGCAGCTATCGCGGGTCATCGTCGCCATCGACCCAGGGGGAACGATGAACCGCCAGTCGGCCATGACGGCCATTGTCGTTGTTGGGTACGGGTACGACGGGCACCGCTACGTTCTGGATGCTGAAGCGGCATTGTGGTCGCCAAACGCCTGGGCGCAGAGCGCCATACGGAAGTGGGCAAGGTATCAGGCTGAGAAGATCGTCGCCGAGAGCAACTATGGGGGCGACATGGTCGAGGCCACGCTGACGAACGCCTGGAACGACGCTGGGCTGTCAGGGGAGCTGGGATTGTGGGGCGGGCTGCCGTTTGAGCAGGTCCATGCCAGTCGCGGCAAGGCAATCAGGGCTGAGCCCATTGCCGCGCTCTATGAGCAGCATCTCGTGCATCACAATGGCATCTTCAGCGACCTTGAGGACCAGATGACCAGCTTTCCGGTTGAGGTAGAGCGGCTGGACCTGATCGACGCGTTGGTCTGGGGTCTCACGTTCATCGACACGAACACGTCATTTTTGTCGCTAGCGACTGGGAGAGCCAAGGGATGGTAACGGAACAGTGGACCGACCACGAGTGGGGCCCGTCGATCCTGAACAGGCAGCCAAATCAGAGGCTTGAGTGCCTGCACCGGTTCTTCGTTCTGAAGGTGGCCCGCTGCGTCCATCTGGGGAACGATTGGGTCGCCGAGGTTGACGATGTTCTGGTGGATCGCCACTGGAACTACATACAGGTTGGGAAGGTCGATAGCGGAGGAGTTCCCGTCTTTGTGCGTCTGTATAGCTCGACAGGCGTGGAGGTAAATGTTGGTTGGGCCGAGGCGCTCGAGGAGCTCATGTCTGGACCGCTTGAGACCTTGGCCAGTGAAACGATATCCAGACGGCAAAGCTCGTCTGCTAGTGTGGTCGAAATGGACACGCAGTTATGAGCGCTGTAGAACCAGTAGAGCCAATAGAGCAGATTCGCGCTGAGCGGGATGCGTTGCTCAAATGGGCTGGATGGGTCGAAGAAGGGTTAGCGATCCACGAGTGTTCTGATCCTGGATGCAGGACACTGCGCGATATTCGAGCGAATACAAAGCTCGTGCTCGATGATATTCGGCTTCGCCGTGATTCCGCTGACGCCCGTCTAGACTGAGATGGAACCAGCACTAAGACAACGAACTTGTGACTGCTGTGGCCAATCCTTTGCGCGAAGTGCAGCCGGTAACCTCTGCGACTATTGCAAGTATCGGTATGCCCTCGGCGCCGACGGTTTATGGCATGTAATTGCTCCGGCTATGGTTGAAGGTGGCTTAGTCATGCTGCCGCCAACATTTGTTCGTCCCTGAACAGCGAAATTCGACTGATCGATGAACGTCTGTCTGCTAGTGTTGATTGCGGAGTCGAGTATGGAAGAGCTCCGCTGTAGCTACTGTGATGGCGTCCTCAAGCGCCTCTGGACGCTCGACCCTGCTATCGGCGCGGGTAAGGCCGTGAGCGAGGTGTCCGTCTTTCCCGATGAGCCGTCCACAACCTGTGTCTGTACCAAGTGTGGACGGCTTCAGGTCTTTCAGGGAATGACGCATGTCGATGCCATGGCGGTCGACCCTGCAGACCTAAAGGAAGTTGAGGAATAGCATGTTCCGAGTCATCTTTGCCATCGTTGCGATTGTCTGCTTCGCCGTTGACTTTCTCCTCGTCATCGTTGGGCAGGGTGTTCCACCGCAAGTGGTGGCCGCGTTGCTCTATCTCGGCCTGGCGTTCTTCGCAGCGACGGCGCTGCCCATCCCCTAGCTTCGCGCTATCGACAGTACGCGGATGCACTGTATAGTTGCAATCAGGCCGCTAACCCCTTCGGCGTGCGTCTGGACGCCAGCGCTGCGCTAACCAAGCTCCCCAATTTCCGTTGGGAGCGCCAACGGATAATCGTTGCCGCGTAAGCGCACAGCGCCTGCCGAGGACGAGCGGGCGACCGCAAATCCTACACCGACACCGCAACTGGCTCTCGAGCTGGCCGAATCAGCGGGCGTTCTTACCGTCCTGTCTCCCGGACGACTCTCTCGCGACTTCCCGCAGCAAATGCCGACGCTGCCCATCATCCTGCCGCCATCCAATGCGGAGGGGGCCTGGGAGTTCTTTCGCGCCGACGAGCAGACGCTGCGCCGCTTTCCCATCAATCAAATCCTCGACTGGCTGGTCGACCTGAGCCCGGACTGCTCGAAGGCGCTCTGGGACTTGACCAGGATGTGCAATCCGTCCGTCACCTCGCAGGCGTTCGTCGTCGATACCAACGAGCCGCACCCAGAGGCACAGCGAGCGCTCGACGCCTTCGACCAACATCTCGGCAATATGTACGGCTCGCCGGACCGCGTCTGGAACGAGCACTTCATTCAGGCATTCATGCGCGGCGCCATGTGCTCAGAGCTCGTGCTCGATGCCAATGGCCGTCTGCCAATCGACTACGTGACGCCCGACCCGTCCACCTTCCGGTTCAAGCGCGAGTACGACCCCATTCGCGGTCCGGTCTGGGTGCTGGGTCAGTTCCAATATCCTCTGTCGAACCAGACGGTTGAGTTTGGCGGCTTTGTGCCAATGGCCAGGCCGACGATTCGCTATGTGCCAATCGATCCGATGCCGGGTGTTCCCTACGGCCGGCCAATGTTGGGCCCGGCGCTCTTCCCAACGCTGTTCCTGCTCACGCTGCTGCACGACATGCGCCGCGTCATCGGCCAGCAGGGCTACCCCCGCATCTCCATTACGGTCAACCTCCAGGCGCTTATGGGCCTGATGCCCGCCGAGGTGCGCATGTCTCCGGCCAAGTCGAAGGAATGGATCGACCTGACCATGAAGGAGATTGCGGCCAAGTACGCGCAGCTCGAGCCCGATGACGCCTATATCCACATGGACGCCATCGAGGTGAGTGGCCCCGTCGGCACCGTCGACGCCCGCTCCATTGGCGGCATCTCTTCCATCATCGAGGTGCTCGAGCGGCAGTCCGTTCGTGCGATCAAGAGCATGCCGATCATGATGGCGCTCACCGACGGGTCGAGCGAAGCCAACGCAAACCGGCAGTGGGAGATTCAGGTCTCCGGCTTGGCATCGCTGCAAAAGCTCGCCGCGGCCATGATCAGCGCCCAGAAGCAACTGGCGCTTCGGGCCCAGGGCATTCAGGCCAAGGTCGTCACCACGTTCGGTCAGCTGCGGGCCACGCAGGCGCTCAGGGACGAGCAGGCGCGTGGGCTCAAGCTGCAGAATAACGCGATGGAGTACGACCGAGGCTACACCAGCCAGGAGGAGGCTTCGATGAAGTCCGTTGGTCATCCTCCCGATCAGCCGGAGCCTCGCGTTTATCCGGTCACCGACCAGCCAGCGGTGGGCGAAGGCGGTGGTGGCCTGCCGCCGAACGAGGAGCCGAGCACCGGCAATTCAGAACCCATCGGAGACGGCGGCAACATCGTTTCACTGGTCGGTACGCGATGAGTGCAGCATCCCCGACTACCTGCAGCAATTGTGGATCGACTGTCCCCACAGGAGCCGACCGTTTCTGCCGTATCTGCGGCACCGAGCTGTCATTCAAGGGGCCAGCACGTAGGCCCGGCAAGACCGCAAGGCCTACAGAAGGCGACTTGCGCCGATCGCGTGACGACGATAGGAGACGTGGTGAACCTATCTAGCTTCCAGTTCCATACCAGAGCGGCCAAGATCGCCGAACTTATCGACTACGGCGACCTGGCGAATGCCCTCCATAACTACGTCGAGCTGTCTCAGCAGCCACAGTCCGATAACGTCGCCATCGCCGCGGCCCACGGCCAGCTCGTTGATGCGCAGCTATACGTGATGCGACACCGTCTGCCGCCGACGGAATGGGCGAAGCTGCCGTGGCTCGACCTCGCTGATTTCCTTGTCATCTATACCAACTACCTCCAGGCTTTCGAGGATGCGCGAGAGCTCGAGAAGCTCGGTGCGCCATTTGGGACTCAACAGGAGCAGCCGCATGGCTGATATCTCGGTTCGCCGCACTGACATTGACGGCAACTTCCGCGTCCTTCTCCATGACAACGGAGATGGCACCTACAGCGAGTACAACGGCGCGACCATCGGCAGCGTGACGCTCTCGCCGACCAACCTCGCGCTGGACGCTACCGTGGCGCAGGCGACTCCGACGGTGCTGAAGACGATTGCAGCCCTGGCCGTCACCGCGAACACACCGTCTGCTGCTATCTGGACGCCGACATCGGGCAAGAAGTTCGTCATCATGGGCTGGCAGTTTTCGCTGACCGTCGCCGGCTCCGTGATTCTGAAGTACGGCAGCAGCCATACAGAGTTTGCCCGCACGCCGACCATGGCTGCACTCATCGGCATCGCGGGCCCGAATCTCGGTGGCGGCATTGCGCCAGGGGCAAATAACGACACGCTCCAGCTGGACGTGACCGCATCAGGCTCGGTCAGCGGGATCGTCTGGGGACGGGAGGTATAGCCATGGCCTGGACAGTAACGGGCGACCAAGGGTTGCCTCTCGACAATGGAGACGGATGGGACGGCGGCGCTGCTGAGAACAGCATCTTCGAGTGGGCCGGCGGCACCGACTTCGACCCGGCGAAAGCCAAGCGCGGGTTCAACTTCCAGGACTCCGCGGCGCCGAAGCTGCGCGGTTCCTACAAGGATGCCTTTGCACAGGTCACGGGCGGCACGCTCAAGGCCCGCAAGGGCGGCGTCGACGCCTGCGTGCGCCGTATCCCGGATACCAATGGCCCTAGCCAGGCGCAGAAGGACACCGCAATGGGACATATGAAGTCCTACCAGAGCAAGTTCGGCGAAGGTGGTGGCAAATCTGCTATCAGCGAATCCTTCGAAGAGTCCGAAGAAGTCCGCATGGCCATTCCCGCCTACGTGCGCGGGATGAACCAGTCGCCCGAGATGACCGCCATGGCGATGAGCAGGGCGCCGGACCCATCAATCTTCGAGGATTCACCGCCGTACATCTGGCGAGCGGAAATCAGCAATCAGCATCGCGACACCTATGACACGCAGATGCACGACTCAACGCTCCGGAACTTCGCCGAGGATGCCAGGACTGGAGTTAGCTTCCAGAACAGCCACAACCACCGCGAGCTCGGGTTCGGCCAGAGCATCGACGGCCAGTATCACGATGGGCGCAGCCAGGGCGGCAAGCGCACCGATGCGACCTTCTATACGATTCCCGACCTGACCCTCAATGGCGTCAACACGAACGACCTCATCCGCGGCATGCGCTCCGGTATCGTCCGCGACGTTTCGGTCGGGTTCTATGGCGGCTCGATTCGCTGCTCAGAGTGTGGGCACGAATCCACTGGCATGTTTGACCACTGCGAGCACATCGCCGTCATGTTCGGCGGTGTCTACAGCCTTGCGAACGGAGCCGATGGCGAGGCTGCCTTCGGGTGGATTCATGACGCCAGGCTCTCCGAAACAAGTTGCGTCTACGACGGTGCCACACCGGGCGCCATGATTCTCAAGGCTCACGAGGAGCTATTGGAGCGCCTCGGGCCCACGTCGTTGCGGTTCATGGCGAATCGCTATCGCGTCCGACTGCCGGCCCTTGCCCCCCGTCGCTTCGCCGGAGTCGACACCACTGAGGAGGTGAAGGAGATGGGGGATATGGATGAGCGGCAGGAAGCCGTAACAGCAGGTTCGGTTGTCGTCGGGATTCCCGAAGATGCCATCCGAACTGTCATCAGCGAGGCCGGTGGAGATTACGCCACGCTCGAGCCTGTGGCCGCGATTCGCGCCATGGGTAACGATCTGACGCGACTTCGTCCGCTGGCAGACGATGGCCGAGCCTATCGGTCCGACCTGATCGACGAGGCTATTGAAGAGGGCGTGCGAGCGCACGGCAACGACTTCAAGGCCGAGACCTATCGGGCGGTGCTCGAGGCTTCGACAATTCCGGTCATCAAGCAGATGCGGGATGACTGGCGCACTGCCGCCAATGCCTTCCTGAAGGGGAACGGCACTGCACTCGGCGGCAGGCAGACTGAGCTTCGGCAGGAAGGCGAGCCACCGAAGAAGCGGACCGTGCCCGACTTCGCCTACCGGGTCTAACTGGAATAAGAGGAGGTAACGAGAAATGTCTGATCCGAGAGCTGTCATCGACTACGGCGAAATGCACGCCGAATACACACCGTCCACCATCGACGCCAGCACCATCACCTACGATGCAACGCTGGCTCGTGGAAGCGCCATGGTTGACCTGGCCGTGGAATTGGTCGACGACCGAACGGTCGCACTGGCTGAAGACGGGAAAGCCGTCTATGGCCGGCTGCAGTCCGTGGAGGCTGATGGGTTCTGCAGCGTCCAGACGGGCGGCTACACGAAACTGCCCGCAGGGACCGGCGCAAGTCTTACGTTTGGTAAGGCCATCGTCGGAGCGCTGCTGTCATCTGCCCGTGGGTATATCCGCGAGGTTGCGACCGGCACGGCTGGAGAACTTGGCCTGTGCCGCGGCCGCATCGTTGATAACGACGACACGACTGCCGTTATCGTCGACCTCGACTAAAGCAGGCGAATCGAATGGCCTAACGGCCTGAAGGGAGAACATAGTGGTAGCTCTAAGAGAAGACCAGCACCGGGCCGGGCCACTCGATGCAATGCGCACGAGTGTCGGCGACCTGTTCGAGCGAATGCACGACGGCCGTCTGTATCGCGAGGCGTATAACTCCGGCCAGAGCCTCTCGGCCTTCCTCGAGGACGAAGACCCGACCGAAGACGGGCTCGACGCCTTCAGCCGCATGATGCGGGTTGCTGGCATCATCCAGAACCCGGACTATGAGAGCGGCCGGTGGGCTTCCCCCTACGAAGCCTTCGAGAAAGACCCCAACGCTCGCGCTATGGTCCCTGAATGGGCAGCACGGGTCGCTCGGCGTGTGAAGTATGGCGGTCAACGCGCCATATACACGTCTGACCAGTTCCCGCCAGGGTCCGTCATGCGCCCCTACGTCGACGCGGCGCAGGCGCGATACTTCCAGCTTCAGCCGGCCATCCCGATCAGCGAAGTGATCGCCATCACGAGCCCGATTGAAGGCCAGGACTACCGAGCCTTCTACCTGACGGACGCGGCAGACCAGGAGACACTGGTCCGCGTTCCTGAAGGAACCGATCTCCCGACGGCGAAGCTGACCGGCGGTGACCACACCATCAGGCTGAAGAAATACGGCAGGGCCATTGAGCTCACCTACGAAGAGATGCGGCGCCGCCGAATCGACCTCGTGGCGCTCCACCTGGCACGTATCGCCCTTCGGACCGAGATCAATAAGCTGGCCGCCATTCTCGACATCATGCTGAACGGTGACGGCAACGCCAATACGGCCGCGACGAATTACAACTTGACCGCGCTCGATACTGGCGCGACTGCGGGCACCTTGACCCTCAAGGCCTGGCTCGCGTTCAAGCTGAAGTTCGTCAATCCGTACAGCATCACCCATGCCATCGTCCAGGATGACGTCTACCTGCAGTTGGAGCTTCTGAACGCTGGCAGCGCCAATATCCCGCTGGCATTCCTGCCGGCAAGCACCTACGGCTCATTTGCTCCAATCAATCCTGGCTTGGCTGATAGTGTTCGCGTCGGCCATACCACTGCGGCGCCGTCGCTCAAGATCATCGGGTTCGACCGCCAGTGGGCGATTGAGCGTGTGGTCGAAATCGGCAGCGAGATCAGCGAAGTCGATAAGTGGATCAAGCGGCAGACGCAGGTCATCACCCTCTCAGAGGTTGAGGGCTACGACGTCTTCGATCAGTTCGCCGTCAAGACCCTCAACGTCAACGCATAGCGGCCACTCGTAAGGAGGAGGCTTCATGACGACACCACAGACGTCGAGGGTCACGAACCTGGATGAACTCATCCTTGGCGTGAAGTTCGACGGCGCACAGATCAAGGACGGGACCGTTCCTGCAGCGGCACTTGCTGCCAATGCCGGCGGCCTTGTCTCGGGCCAGATTGACCACTGCTTCTACATTGCCGGTGCGCAGACGACCGGAGTAGAGAAGCTCGCGTTTCTGATTGGTAAGAACGAGACGATCGTCGACATCCGCGCCTATCTGGAGACGGCTCCGACGACGTCGAGTTTCATCATTGATGTCAATCAGAACGGCACCACGGTGTTCACGACGCAGGGCAACCGGCCGACGATTGCGACCTCGGCGCACGCCAGTTCGACCACGCTGCCTGATATCGTGGCACTGACAGCCGGAGACCGCATCACGGTGGATATCGATCAGATCGGCTCCGGCACCGCTGGGACCGGCCTGTTCGTGACCATCACGACGACCGGCGCATTGACCTAGCCACACATCTCTGAAGGAGGGTATATGGCAGAGCGAAGGAAACGGGAGAAGACCTACTCGAAGATATGGGTCCGTGGGACTGCCCGCCAGATGCATGACGGGGGCTATCGCATCGGCCTGTACGAGCGCCACAAGCAGCATCCTGGTGCAACGAACGAGGTGTTTGTCTGTGGGCCTACTCCCGTGCTCGTAGCTCGAACGCCCATGGTCGACGGGCAGATTTCACTGCGTCAGATTGAGCAGTGCGATGGCCCCGACGACACGTCACCGATTCGCACTGAAGAGGTGACACTGGACGACGACGAAGAAGAGGAAGAGGAGGAAGAAGCCTCCGAACCTGCGAGAACCAGACGGAGATAAATGCCTCCTATCCTCGATACCTCTGATTGGGCTGCCGTTCGGGCAGCACTGGACATCGAACTTGATGCCACGGTGCTGCCCGACGCTACCATTGAGCTCTCCATCTTCCAGGGTGAGGCGGAGAACCGCTTTCTCACGCGGGTTGCAGGCGCAAATCCTGCGGTGGACCTGACGTCGCAGGAGAGCAAGAACGCCTGCATCTACTACCTGGCGGCGATGCTGAGCCCGCAGCTCTCGCGCTACACCATGGAGCAGTTCGGGGACTCACGCAGCATGTCCAATCAGGTCGATTGGATGATGCTGGGTTCCATCCTCATGAACCGTGGTGACGAGATTGTGGACGTCCTGCTCGGACTCAATCCGTTCGAGGCGAACAGGGCATCGACATTCAGGCTTGCCAATGGCTTGCGGATGCTATGACGCTTCCACATCAGGACCATGCGGCTCGCCGGGCCTCCAGGTTTCTCAGGGACCGTGCCACGCTTCAGCGTCCATCCAGCACTTCCGACAATATGGGCGGTCGTACTCAGGCGCCGGTGACCTACGCCACAGATGTTCCAACGCACGTTAGTCCGTACCGTATGCCGGCTGAGCTGGGCGAATACGTCGACAGGGTTGAGGCGCATAGCCGCTGGGTCATCGACTTCATCGATCCATCTATTGTGGTCGGCTCGCCTATCGACGTGCATATCGAGGATCTCGTGGTCTTGCCAGGACTCACGATTCGCATTGAAGCTCGGCAAGACCCGATGACCTATGGAGCGACGGAGAGATGGCTCGGGTCCGTTATCGAATGAAGAAGCTAATTCCGCTGTTTGCGTTGTTGGCGTTTGTGATGGTGCTGGCTCCGCACATCGCCTTCTCGCAGGGGCATGTGGGGCAGACTGCTGCGCCATCCGTTGTCGGCCCACCGCTCTCGGCAGCGGCCAGCACTCGAGAGACGACCGTGTGCGGCTCTTCGCATTCGACACCGAACGCGAACGAGCAGGCCGTCATTGATATGACGAACCAACTACGTGCCAGCCACGGCGTTCCCGCCTTATCGGTATCGCCCAGCCTCGAGCGCAGCGCCGACACCCACTCCCTGCAAATGGCCAGCACAGGCGTCTTTGCGCATGACAGCTACGGTGCAACGCTGGCCCGCACGCAGAACTGCGGGAGCCCGACGCAGAGCATCGACGAGAATATCGCCGGCAACGGGTCCGGTGACCCGACCGCGACATTCAATCAGTACGTCAATAGCCCACCGCACCTCGCCAACCTGCTCGACGCGAACATGGTCTCGGTCGGAGTCTCCTTCGAAGAGGGCATTTACAACGACGGCACGACGACCTGGCCGAACTTCTGGATGAACACAATGACCTTCGCGTCGACGGCGGACCCGTCGACGCCGACGCCACAGCCGACGCCCACGCGAACACCGACACCGACGCCAACTCCATCTCCGACCGGGCTCGTGGCACCGACTGTTTCGCTGAGCGGGACCGGCCTGACCGCGACGTTCACCATCACTGGACAGGCGACAGTTCCGTATTACGCCGTGGCCTATGGGGACGGCACCTCGGCGAACTGGCAGCAGGGGCATGTGTTCTCTCACACATACACATCAGCTGGCACCTATGGCGCTGCCGCGTGGGTTGGCGATGGAGCGACGGGGCAGATATCTCCTTCAAGATCGGTGTCCGTCACCGTAGGCAATCAGCCCACGCCCACACCATCACCGACGCCTCAGCCGAACGTCTGCCGGCAGGCATACTTCCTGAATGGAGCTCTGGCACAGGGGAGTCTCATAGCCTGCCCTTGAAATCCTGCTACTATCAATCGGACTGGAGTATCGGATGTCGTCACGCCGAAGCCTCATTTGCGGTCGTTGCGATCTACCGTTCGCACGTATTCAAAATGGCGTGCTGGTGATAGATTCACCACACCGCGGAGCGATGCATCTGAACGTCATTACCCTCGAAGAGCTCCGCCACATGGCTGAGCAATCGGCCGAGGAGGAACAGCAGAAGACACTCCGAGCCTAGATTTCCTCGGCGCCTGTATTCAGCTGCGCCATCCACTGAGCCCGTTTTTAGCTGGCTCTCGGACCCGTGCATTTGGCAGGCTTAAACGTCAGCGTCATTCTCGTCCACAGCATCCTGGACGGCCTCGCAGCCACAATAAGCGAGGCTGCTGATGAGCGTCTGTTTGCGCTCGGCAAGAAGGTTGCCTCTACGGCCAGCTCGAACGCTCCGAAGCTGACTGGAGCCCTCGCCGAGGGCATCTACGTCACGACCACCAAGCAAAGCACCTACCCAGAGGCAGCCGGTACTGCATCTGATCTTCGACCTGGCCATCTCCTTGACGAGGCAACAGCCGGCCCGCATGAAGCGTTGATTGGCCCCTGCCAGGATTACGGCGCCGACGTTGAGTTTGGCACGCTGCATACGCAGGCGCAGCCATACCTTGTTCCTGCAGCCGAAAGCGTCATGGCAGACGCCAAGGGCTTCTTCTACGACTTGGTGGGCTGATGGCTGACGCAACAGCGCATCCACCGCTCGGTACGGTCAGCATCAGCCCATTTCTCCCACTCAATACCAGTGAAATCTTCCTCGTCGGGCGCTGGATGCAGGCGCAGATGCTTGGCGACACCCGCCTGATGGGCAACGTCGCGGGCGTTTATCGCTCTCGAGCACCATTCGGAGCCGCGCTGCCATACGTCATCTACGACATGGTGTCCGGCGTCGACGCGCTGGCAGGGTTCGGTGCAATCAAGACCCATGTGAACTGCGTCTATCGGGTTGAGGCGTTCTGCGCTGGCACGGCGATATCCACCATCGAGATCGCCATCCGCAGGATTTATGACGTGCTGACACTCGTTCCTGCCAGGGGCGATCTGCCCATTGAGACGTCTGGCGGCATTGTTTACGACTGCGTTCGCGAATCCACTCGTCCCAGGGGCGGTGTCGACCAGGGCGATGAGTGGAGCAGCGTGCTTCAAGAGTTTCGTGTACACGCGAGCGCAATATAGGCGCCTAGTTGGTGGCGTCCCAACTTGGGACGCCGGAGGGATTGGCAATGGTCGAGCGCATAGATGTAGATCAAAGGCTCCAGCTCGGGGTGCAGAGCAACGTCCTGCTCCCCGTAGCGACGACGCATATCATGCAGACGTTGAAGGCGACTCCGCACATCATGACGTCCACCGAGGAGTTTGTCGGCTCCGGCTTCAAATTCCCCAACTTCGTGGCCGTCAATGAGGAATGGACGGATATTGACCTGTCCGGCCCCGTTGACTACAACGAGTCGCTGTTCATGCTCGCGAGCCTGTTGACGACTGATGGGTCGCCAGGCACTATCTCGGGCGGCAAGTCCTACGTCATGCAGCCGAGCTTCGACAGCCCGGATACGCCCATGTTCTTCACCGTTGAGACCGGCGACGCTGTCGAAGCCGAGCGGATGATGAACGCCTTTCTGATTGACGGCACCTGGACGTTCAACCGGAAGTCGCCGACGTTCAAGGGCAAGATGATCGGCACCCTCATGGATACCGAGGCGCCGCTCACCGTCGGCCCGAACGCCACCGCTGTCCAGACCATCACCATCACTGGATCTCCAGCTGGCGGCACGTTCGATATCACCTATAACGGCCTTACCGTCAGGTCCGTGTACAACGTCGCTACGTCGGTTCTCCAGACTGCCCTGCAGGCGCTCCCGAACATTGGGACTGGCAACGTCCTGGTCACCGGAAGCGCTGGCACGAGCTACATCCTGACGTTCGCGAGCGCACTGCTGCATGTCTTTATCAACCCGATCACCGTCGATGGTTCTCTGCTTACAGGCGGCACCGCGCCGGCCGCGACGGTAGCGCAAACGACTCTCGGGTCGGGCGCCGCTCCGAACCAACTGCCTATCATGCCGATTCTCGGCAATCAGCTTGACGTCTTCATCGACTCGTCCTTCGGGTCCATCGGCACCACCTACCTCGAGCGCGACTTCTCCCTGGAGATAGCCATCACCGGCCGCTACGGTCCCATCTGGCCAATGCGCACCTCGAACCCGAGCTACGCGACTACCGTCGAGCTCGTCCCGAAAACCGTCGTCAAACTGGTCATGGAGGCCGACAGCGCCGGCAAGGTGCCTCTGGGCTACATGCGTGCTGGCACGACGTTCTACTGCCGCCTGCTTGCCAGTGGACCGACGCTGGGGACCGGCACGAAGTACAAGTTGCAGATCGATATGCCGCTGAAGGTCCGGCAGCCGGACGCCTTCTCTTCCGAGGAGGGCGTGCGTGCCATAGGATACGAGTGCGTCTTGATTGCCGACCCGACGGCCGGATATCCGATCAAGGTGACTTTGCAGAATGCGGTGACGAGTCCATAAAGAGGTGATCGTTGGGTATAACAGCCGTTGACATAGTCGCGCTCAAGCGCACCCTGGAGATCGATGCTCAACCCATCGGCTTCCCTGGAGAAGTAGTCAAGATAACCTACAGGCCCAACTACTTCGATGAGGATGCCGAGCGGACGCAGCGGGCATATCTGGAGAGCAAAAGCATCGTCGAGCCCATCTACTCGCTCTTCCTGACCGCCGTCACGGAATGGGATATCCAAAAGACGAAGGACAGCCCTGAGCTGGTGCCGCTCACCATGGAGGGGCTGAAGGAAGCCAGGATCAGCAGCAAGGTCATCTATTACTTCTGGTCGCGCATTCTCGAGGACTACCGCCTGGGGGAATCGAACGCCGTCGGTGGCTCCAATGGTTCGCAACCGGCGGCATCATCGGAGACCAGCCCCCAGACTGGGCCTGGCTCAGAGTCGCCAACGACGTCTACCACTGCCCCGTCTGGGAGCTCCTGAAGCTCCCAAACCGTGACTACTGGCTGACTCGCGGACTCGTCTACCTCAAG